TACGGAGCACTTAGATAATGAATAGAATATTAAGAAGACCTATGTTCAGAATGGGTGGTACCCCTAATGAAGGTATTATGACTGGTTTAACAAAACCAAAAAGAATGGGTTTTGCTAATGGCACGGGAGTAACTAGTCTTTTTAATATGGGTCCACAAGAAACAGACTTTAAACAAATTGATTTATTTGATCCTATAGCAGAGCAAAGAAATAGATTATTAAGAATACAACAAAAATCTCAACAAGGTAAATTTTTAAACAAAGAGGAAAGAGATTTAGCAAAAGAATTTGGTATTAAATCTTATCCTGAAATTCAAGCAACAAAAAAAACCGAAGAGGGTTATACACCAGTTGATATAGCTAATGTTGGAATAACATCTGATTTAACTCCTGTCAAAAATGAAAAAGAGGAACCAAAAGAAGAGCCTAAAATTAAACCAACTATAACTATTCCTAAAAAAGATAAAGAACCTTCAGATGAGGAGACACTTAAAAGTTATATGGATATGTTTTCAAAAGCATTTAAAGACTCTCCAGAAGATGTATCAAGACAAAGGTATTTAGAACTAGCTAGGTTTGGAGCTAATCTATTAGCACAACCTGGTGGTAGTTTAACAGCTGCTATTGGAAGAGCTGCAGCTCCAGCGATAGAAGGTCTAACTAAATCTGAGTTAGCTAGAAAAGCAGGAGAAAAAGAAGTTAAACTTGCTGCGTTACAAACAGCGATTAGGCAAATGGATAATCCAACTATGGATAAAATAAATGCTTTAGCAAGAGCTTCAGGTTTGGATAAATCAACAGTGGCTAAAAATTTAATTTTGGATAGAACAGCAGATACTACAAAACAAGATAGAATTAAAATAACTCAAGCTGCTTTAGAAGAAGAATTAGGTGCAGGGCCTGCTTTAAAAATAGCTCAAGCTTTAGAAGCAGACAATGCAGTTTTAGCACAAGCTGAACCCATAGAAATTGATAAGGAAACTAAAAAACCAAAAGAGGGCGTGGCTGATGGTTACTACTATGATGAGAGTGGAAAATTATATAAAGTTACTGATGGTAAACCTGCAATAGTAAAAATACAAAAAGAAAAATAGGAGGTCTTATGGCTGTTGTTTATGAACAGGGAGAATCTTTTGCAGACCTTCAAAATAAAAATAAAATAGAAGATCAAGAAGATGATGTAGGGTTTTTTGAATCTGCATTAGCTGGTGTTGCAACTGGTTTGTGGAATATACCAAAAGGATTTGTTTCTTTAGGGGCAGAGTTATTTGATTTAATTGGTGACACAGATAAGGCTCGAGATGTTGAAAAATGGTTTGATGATGTTAACCCTTTCGATGATGAAGCAGAAGCTAGAACGGTTGGTAAAATTACACAAGCTATTACACAAATAGCTCCTCTTGCAGTTTCTGGGTTTACTTTAGGAGCAAGAGCAGGAACTAAAATTGCTAGGGGTTTATCTAAAAGATCAGCATTATTAGAAGCTAAAAAATTAGGTTTCACAGAAGGAGAAAGACTCTCTAGAGATTTAGCTAGAAAAGCTATTTTAGCAAAGCGAGCTGGTAAATCTTTTAATTTAACAAATGTTGGTCGAAAGATTATGGGTAAAACCACAGGAGGAGTAATAGGGGGAGGCATTGGAGAAGCTATCGTTGCAGATGAAGATATTGGAACTTTAGCTGATATTGCAAAAGGTACATCACTAGAACCTTATGCAATTACCATGATGGATAAAAGCACAGATAAAGAGGGAAGAGATGAAGCTTTTAGAAGATTAAAGAACAGATTAAAATTTGGAACTGAAGGGGCTTTATTTAGCCTTGGAATAATAGGTGCTGGAAAAGGAATTCAAAAAATTAGAAAAGTAGACCCAAATGGAATTAACGAGTATGCTCCTGGTTTTATAGAGAGACAAGTTCAAAAAATAAGACTTGGTTTATCTCCTCAACAAGGAGGAAGTAGATTTACTTTAGAAGCTTTAAAAGGATCAGATGACACCATAAAAGCTATTGAATTTTCTGCGTTAGAATCAGCAAAAGAATTAGATAGATTAAGTAAAGACATGATTAGTCCTATTAATAACTTTTTACAAAAACAAGCAGTTGACAAAAAGTTTACAGGTGTAACTCAAGAAAAAGTTTTAGAGAGAATACAAGATATTTTAGAAGGTAAAGTAAATCAAAAATTTATTGGACCAATGCCAAAAAATAAAAAAGATTTATTACTAAGAGCTGATAGAGCAGAACAAGCTCTTGCAAAAATTAAAATTAATAAGGGTCATCAACAATTACTATCGAACGCTCCTAATATAAAAAATCAAATAAAATCTATAGATGATCAACTTAAAGAAATTAGAGCTTTAGAAGTTGATAATCAAGCAAAACTTTTAAACCAACCAGCAAAAACTTCTTTAATAAAAAAAAGAGCTCAATTAAATAATCAATTAAAACAAATAGATCAGAACTTAAAAGGTTCAGCTAAAATTAAAAAAAGTATTTTTACAAAAGACGATTATCAAGTTAATACCTCCTTAAAAAAATTAAAAGATTTAATGAAAAACTCTGGAATAGATAATAAAACTATTAAACAATTAGAAGATAGCGTCATTAATATGAGACTTGGAATTGATAATCTTTCTAGCATATTAATGCAAGGAGGTAAATTAACTGATGAACAATTTAAAACTTTTAGCAGTGAGATAGGTAGTTATGTAAATTATAGATTTAAAGCGTTTGATAAACTTCCATTATTACAAAAATACAAAGTAACAAATCAAATACAAAAAAGAGCTTTTGATTTATTAAAAGCTGATAAGTTAAAAGCATATACTTTAGATGAAAAAAATTATTTTAACGCTGGTCCTAATAAGGGACAGTTAATACCTTTAAATGAACAAGGATTAAAAGATATAGATGTAAAAGTTAACAAAGAAATAAACGATTTTATTAAAGCTAAAGCTCTTGATGTGGAGGATGTAACTAATCCTAATTTTAAAAGTGGTATTCAAGAAGTTACAGAAAAAGCGCCAACAAAAGCAGAGATTGAAGCAGTTTCTTTAAATCCAGATATATTAACTAAAAGAATATCAGAACCTTGGCAAAGAGAGTTACTAGGAGTTGTTAAGGATCCAACCTACACTTTTCATGCTACTACAAGTAGACAAGCGAGATTAGCCTTTGGTTTACAATATATGGATGATCTAAACAAAGCTTTTAGTTCTGGACCAAATAAAAAAATATTTACTTATGATGAAATGGTTAAAAATTTTGGAAATGATTTTGAAACAAGTTTAGATCCAAACAAATTTAAAAAAGTAGAGGTAAGTAACAGACCAGAGTTGGTAGGATTATCTGCTTTAGAGGGAAAATATGTAAGAGCACCAGAGTATGATGCTATGTTTGATGTAACAAGTAATTGGCTAAATAACACAAGAGTAGGTTTGGCTTACAGATATATGTTGCTTGCACCAAAAGGTGCTGCTCAAGTTGCTAAAACAATATTATCACCAATAACACACGTAAGAAACTTTTTAAGTGCTAGTGCATTTGCTGCTGCAAACGGTGCTATTTTACCTAATTTAACTGATATACAAACATTAGCCCCTAAAGCTTTAGGTGGAAAAGGTGTTCTTGGGGATGCTTATAAAGTAACAGCGGGTAGAGTTTTTGGAAACTTACCAGAAGAACAAGCAAGGAATTATGCTAGGTATCAAAGATTAGGAATTGTAGGGACACAAGTTGAACAGGGTGAGATAGCACGATTAACAAAAGATATAGCTGGAGGCGCCTCCGGTGCTAAGGCTTTACAGAAATTTGAAAAACTACCTAGCGGTGTTAAAAAAGTATTTGGTAAATTACAAGAATCATACATCGCAGAAGACGATTTCTGGAAGATTACCACATTTGAACTAGAAAGAAACAGACACTCTAGTATTTTAACTCAACTAGGTATTACAAAAGATAATTACAAAGCCATGTTAAATGGAGAAGCAAAAGGTTTAGAAAACGCTGGAAGGTATTTTTCTAAAAAAATAGCTAGAAAAGAAATAGCTGACGAATCTTTTGAAGGATTTTTAGATGAATTATCTGCCAACATGGTTAGAAATCAAGTTCCTAACTATGAATACATTGGTAGAACTGCAAAAGCTTTAAGACAATCTCCATTTGGAAACTTTATAGCTTTTCCTTTAGAAATTATGAGAACAGGAAATAATATTATTGAACAATCTATTGATGAAATAACAAGCGGTATTCCACAGTTAAGAAACTTAGGATTAAGAAGACTATTAAGTTTTGGAACAACTGTTGGTGGAATTCCCTATACAATGGCAGAAGTGTTTAAAGCTAAAAATAATGTTAGTGATGAAGAAATGGAAGCCCTAAGAAGATTCGTTCCAGAATGGTCAAAAAACTCTACTCTTCTTCCGACAGGCAGAGATGAAAAAGGTAATTTAAAATACATAGATTTTAGTTATAGCAACGCGTACGATTTTTTAATTAGACCTTATCAATCGGTCGTGAATGCAATATCTGAAACAGATGGTTCAAACGAATCTCTTAAAGCTGCTCTTGGTAAAGGTTTAACAGATGGAGTTGTTGAAATTATGGAACCATTTACAAGTGAGTCTATTTTTATAGAGGGATTAGTTGACAGCACAATTAGAAGAGGTATTGGTAAAGACGGAAGAAGAGTTTGGAAAGAACAAGATGATCCTTTAGTTAAAGTAGGTAAAGGAATATTTCATGTGGGTGAAACATTAACACCTGGATCAATCTCACAACTAAAAAGAATAGGTCAAGCAGCTACGGGTAAAACATCTAAGTATGGTGAATTATATAATTTAGAAGACGAGTTGCCTGGTTTATTTGGGTATAGATCAATTACATCTGATCCTGAAAGAGCTTTAACATTTATGACCACAGGATTTGTAAGAGATCTTAAAGGAGCAAATAATTTATTTACAGCGCCTTTGTTAAGAGGGGGAAGAGTTACAAAAAAAGATATTATTAATGCTTATAAGTATTCACAAGCGCAAAGATTCTCTATATTAAAAGATATGTACAAAAATATAAACGCAGCTAAAACTTTGGGCGTTTCAAACGCAACCTTGGTTAAAAAAGTAAAAAGAAGAGGCGTTAAAAAAGAAGTGTTTAATCAATTAATGAGAGGTAAGTTTGTTCCAACTAGACCTAGTGATTTTTTTATAAAAAGACTAAGTGAAATAAATAGAGATTTAAATAAAAAAGAAGAAGTACAGATACGTAACCCTTATCTTGAGGCTTTACCTGAAATTAATAAAATAATATCAGACAATAGAAATATAAATTTATTGGATGACAATGTTAAATTTTTTGAAGATGTTGAACCTGTTGTTCAACAAGAAGTAAATATTCAAACACCACCGGTAACCACTGCGCCAATAAACCCAAGTATAATTAACCAAGCCTCTGCTCAAGTAGGGTCGACATTACCACAAAACTTTGCTAATTTATCAACCGCTGAAAAATTAAAAGCCTTACAAGATATAGGCATAACAATTAGATAAAATGGCTATTGAACCTAAAACTACTAGAGAACATATTGTATCCCTGTACGGACATATTAAGGGAGTTAAAAAAGATCTTGCACACATGCACAAAGGTATTCATGATTTGGGTGGCAAAATAGACAAAATCTATTGGGTTCTTTTAGCAGCGGTGGGGTCCGTTGCCATACTTCTATTAGAAAGATTTATAGTTTAGTCTTCTCGATCGTCGTGCCAGCGTTCATTAATTTTGCTGGCCATCCAAACGGCGATAGGGATACAGCATATAAAGGTTAGTTCCATGGACTTTTTAACTGAAAATCCAAAGTATTGATTTAATACTGTAGTTATTAGTACAGGTGCACATGCTCCAACTAACATAAGTATCGCCATTCTATAGTGAAAAGGTGGTTTCATATCCACTCTTTTAACTCTTCACCCATAACTTGTGAAGCTATATTTATTTTCTTACGAAGAGATTTTACGATCTTGGTATCTACTGTATCATCAGCTATAATATCAACGTATGTCACTTTTTTCGTTTGTCCTATTCTATGTGCTCTGTCTTCTGATTGCATTCTTTTTTCTAGATCATATCCGTTAGAATAGTAGATGACAGTATTAGCTTGAATTAATGTAATACCATAACCCCCTGTTGCTGGCGTGCCTACAAAGAATCTAACCTTATCATTGTTTTTAAAATTTTCGATAGCATAGTCTCGTTGTTCAGGTAGCGTCTTGCCATAATAATGGACCACGGAACCCGGACCATATTGTTTCTCTATAGCTTCTACAATAAGTTCTACATCTCTTTGCCAATGTGCCCATATAATAGCTTTGCCTTCTACTTCCTCTAGTATATCCATAAGCTCTGACATTCTATTATGTTTTATGTTTTGTGTAGTACCATCATCAGCAACAAAATGACCACAAGTTATTTGTTGTAGTCGCATAAGTTGTGTTAGTGCTGTCATAGTTGTAACAGTCTTACCATTTAAAGTTGCAAGTGCTTCTTGTTTCATTTGTCTGTATAGTCGTATTTGTTCTTGTGTTAAATCTACTTGTCTCTTCATATAAACTTTATCAGGTAAATCTAAACAGTCTTCTTTTAATACCCTGTATGAAAAAGGTTTTAATTTGTCTGATAACTCAGATAAGTTTTGATAACCCACTACAAGATTAATAGAACGACCAGATATGTTTGCACTTTTCATAATTGCATATCTATTTCTAAAAGAATAATAAGATGAATGATTTAAATGAAAAGGGTCTAGAAAATAACATTGTGTATATAAATCTAAAGGATTTCTAGTTACAGGAGAACCTGTCATAATTCTTCTATAACGTGTTAGTTCTGCAAGAGATAAAATATTTTTAGTTCTTTTTGCTTTTGGATTTTTAATTGTAGTTGATTCATCTATAGCCATTAAAGATTTATGTGATCGTAAAAATTTAGCTGCAAACGATCTACCTTTATCTGTGCTAAAAGCTTCAACATTCATTATTAAAATATGAAGATTATGACCCGATTCGAACAGTCTGTTTAATTTGTCTTGTTGCTTCTTATTAATATTAGACTGCCATAATACTGCCACATTTTCGACATGATTTGGTAAATGTGTTGGCAACTCTTGATTGTACCAAGTTCCTATCACACCTTTTGGCGCTACAATTAAAGCTCCATCTACTTTACCTTTGTCATAAAGCATTGCTAAATTATCAATTAGAACTTTTGTTTTGCCAGTTCCCATTTCCATAAAATATGCAAACGTATCTTTGTGCCAAGATTTTTCTAAGGCAGTAATTTGATGTGCATACGGCTTTGTTTTAAACTTATAGTTCATCTTTCTATTGACATGTATATAGGATTTTGCTACAAAGTCAATATGAAAGATAAAGAAAGTATAGATCTTACAGATGTAAGAAAAAGTAAACCGCCTACTGTTTATGTTGTGCAAGAAATTGCAGGCACAAGAGAAGGCCGTCCTAAATTTAATATTATGGGTGCAGCTCAGTATGGTGATTTAAAATTCTTGTTAGATGAAAGATCACAAATTATCTTTTCACCAGGACCGTTAATATTCAAATTAAGAAGTATGTTAAAAAATTTTAAACCTACAGATTATTTGCTATTAACTGGCGACCCTGCTATAATAGGTGTGACTTGTTGTATTGTATCTGAGTATACAAACGGTAAGTTCAATTTATTAAAGTGGGATAAACAAGAAAGAAGATATTATCCTATTGAGATAAATCTTTATGAAACAGGAGCAACGAACAATGATTGACTTTGAAAAAGATCAAGAACAGGTATTGGATAAAACATCCAATATTAACAAACTTGCAGATAAGATAAGAGAAATGCAAGCAGTAGAGAAAGCCATAGAAGCAGACGAGAAACAAATAAAAGATAAGAAAAAACATCTTGAGTTTTTGTCAGGAGATATAATTCCTACAATGCTATCAGAGATGGGTTTATCTTTTCTAAAACTAGCTGATGGTTCATCTGTTGAGGTGAAAACAAATTACAGCGCTACCATAACACAAGCTAATAAGCAGGCAGCGTTTAACTGGCTTCGTGAGAATGGCCTGGGCGACATAATCAAAAATGAGATATCCGTGTCGTTCGGTCGTAACGAGGATAACAAGGCGGCTGATTATGCCGAACTTGCAAAAAGCCGTGGGCTCGAACCTAAACAGAAATTAAAAGTAGAGCCCATGACTTTAAAAGCGTTAGTCCGTGAGCGTCTCGAGGCAGGTAAAGAAATGCCAACGGAAATTTTCAACATCTTTGTTGGAAATAAGACAACAATAAAAAGGAAACAATAAACATGAATAATGTAACAAAAAAAACAAACGGAGCATTAGCGACAGTTAATTTTGAAGCTGATGCAGGTCAGGGCTTGAACATGACGCAAGAAGATCTTGCGTTACCGTTCTTAAAAGTTCTTGGCCAACTATCCCCAGAGTGTAACAAGAGGGACGCAAAATATGTCGAGGGGGCAGAACCTGGCATGATTATAAATACCGTGACAAACGAGATTTATAGCGGCGAAAAGGGGATAGATGTCATACCGGTGCACTACAAAAGACAGTACGTCGAATGGCAAGATAGAGGTGAGAGCAAAGGCGCACCAGTAAAAATATATGAAGCTGGTGATGATCTACCTTCATCTACGAGAGACAAGTTTAATAAAGATAGACTATCGAATGGTAACTATCTTGAAAATACTGCTAGTCACTTCGTAGTTGTCCTTGGAAAAAACCCTACAACAGCTTTGATTTCTATGAAAGCTACTCAATTAAAAGTGAGTAGAAAGTGGAACTCAATGATGATGGGTTTAAAAATGCAAGGTAAAAACGGCATGTTCACTCCACCAACATACAGCCACATTTATAAACTAAAAACTGTACAACAGTCTAACGACAAAGGTACATGGTTTGGTTGGGATGTAGCAAGAGTTGGTCCAGTGTCTGATGCAGGTGTTTACAACATCGCAAAAGAGTTTGGCGTAAACGTTGCAAAAGAAAACGTTAAAGTTAAACACGAAGCCGATGCTCCTACAAGTCAAAAAACTAAGAAGACACTAGATTTATAAGTTTCACTCAGCTAGTGAAAAAAGGGGCGATGACGGGAGACTGAACTCGCCCCATAACTATTTTTATGACTAAGGACGCATTAAAAACTTATGAAGATTGGACAAACGCAGGATTTGTAACAATACCCTGCGTTAACAAAAAATCTGTCGTTTCAAAATGGTCTTCTCCTGAAGTTAAAACTACAATAGAGGAATGGAAAACTCATCACCACGAGAAACAAATAGCTATACGTTTAGATAAGCACGTTGATTTTGACATAGATAATCCAAGAGTAAAATATTTTGTAAAGGATCATTTAAAATACTGTGGTGCAGTGTTTGGTAGAAAAAATAATCCAACAAGTCATTATTTATTTAAAGCATCCATTAAACCAAAAAAATTTATCCTACCAAATTCATTAGAAAGATATTATGAAAAAGAAGTTCATGGTGCAACCTTATGTGAAATAAGATCTGGCATAACAGAATACACAGTTGTCCCAGAGTCTCAATATCATTTAGGTAAAGAACTAATAGAGTGGGAAAATTATGAAGGTATAACAGAGTACCCTACTGATTTAACACAAGACATTGGTCGAATCGCCTTGCAAGCAGCTCTTTGTATTTTGTATCCAACAACGGGATCAAGAGATGCATACTGCACTGCCATAGCAGGGGTGTTGTTGAAACACGCTTCTTGGACCACGGAACAAATAGATCACTTTGTGCACAGAATCGCAATTGAATCTAAAGATGATGAAGCACAAATGAGAAGTAAAAAAGGAACAACCCATGATAAGTCAGACAGAAAATTTGGCATGACTAAATTAGCAACGATAGTTGGTTGTGATGTTAAAACAATCGCATATTTATTTCAATGGATAGGTATAGGTTACAAAACAGTAGAAGGAGCATCTGCTATTGGTGAGATTATTGAATACGCTAAAAATAAATATGAAGTTAAAATATATGGCAGTAGAAATGGAGAAGGAGTAAATGCATTAGTTAAAATGGATGGTCCTACTTTAAGAGATATGAAGAAGTTTTATGATGAGGTAATATCACAAGCTTCCATATGGATACCAAAAATGAAACCTGTTGACTTTGAGGCAATCGTAAAAAATAAATTTGAAGAAAGAATTAAAGCTAAAAATTATATCGAGGGAGATGCAAAAGCAGAAGTTTTTAAAAAACATTTTGCAAAATACTTAGCAGCAAGACAAGTCTCTACAAATCCTTTACAGTTATTAAGTTTTGATATGCCCATATACAGACATAAAAAAGAACATCTAGATTTTAAATTAGCTCACTTCGAAGATTATTTAGATGAAAAAAGATTTAACTATGGAGATCGTAATGATTTAGAAAAAAGTGTTAGAGATTATTTAAAAGCAGAAAAGATAAATAATAAAATTAAAAATGAAGAAGGAGACTTTCAGTCTTGTGTTCACTTTAGAATTAAAAAGTATGACGTAGAATCTACATCACTAGTAATAGATCTTAAACCAGAAGAAATAGAGGAGGTAAAACAAATTGATTTCGAAAAAGACATTAGAAAAGATTAGAGCAATTGTGGGTCCTCCTGGCACAGGGAAAACTCATATAAAAATTAAAAAGTTATATTCAGATTTATACGATAAGTATGGTCCTGAAAGAGGCATTGTACTATCGCACACTAGAGTTGCAGCTGCTGAACTAGCAGAGACGATTACATCGATAGATAAAATAAAAGATAGTAACTGGTTAAAAGAAGATGAAGACTATTTTAAGTATAGAATATGCACCATCCATAGTTACGCTAAAAAGAATTCAGGACAACGGAGAGAGGTATTTGACAAAAAGATTGATTATGAAAATTTATGCACTCATGTTCCTATGTTTAATTTAAAAAATGGAAAACAAATTAAAAGAGACCCACAGAAAAATCATCCTTTTTTTAAATGCAATTCAGAAGCTCATGGAAGAGGTTTGGATATAAACGAACACTGGCATACCGCACAGGATCCAAACAGAAGTTATGATCCCTATACTCTTAAAATGATTTTAGATATGAAAACTAAATATGAGAAATTTAAAAATGACAATCATATTCAAGACTATCAAGATATGTTGGACTCTTATATTAGAAAAGAAAAAACCCCTGTAATAGATTTTTTAATTGTAGACGAAGCACAAGATTGCAACGTTCCACAAATGTTAGCTATAGAAAGAATGGCAGAACACGCTAAAGTTGTAATAATGGTAGGAGATCCTAACCAAACTATTTTTAAATTTGCAGGTGCTAACCCTGATTTTTTTGAAAAGCTATTTGCAAAAGTTAAAGGAGAAGATGAATTAACTAAAGGATTAAGATGTAGCAAAGCCATAAACACTTTTGCTAAAAAGATAATAAAACCTATTTGGGATTATTATGGATACGAAAGAGTGTGGTTACCTACAGAAGAGGAAGGAAGTGTTCAATTTTTACCAGATTTAATTAGATCACAAGCTTTGCAAAGTTTAATCGATAAAATTAAGAACTCTGATGAATCATTTTTATTTACCTATCGATCTTCAAAGTCTAAAGAAAACTGGATTGTTCCTTTTTTAAGAAGAGAAGGATTTAAATATAGGTCTTTAAAAAATTCAAACCATGTCAATGATGAAGAGTTAAACGCTCACTATAATTGGCCTTCTTTTATAAGAGGAGAATCTCAATCTCTTGAGCAGATACAAAATTACTGGAAGCATTTAGATCCTAAGTATAAATTAAAAGATGCTAGGATTTTTAAAAAAATAACCAATAGAGCTTATACTTTTAAAGAGTTTGTTAATGAAGGGTATTTAAAAGAGGAACTTAAAAAACAGAATTATTTTTACAATATAGTAAAGGTGCCGAAGTCTGAAGACAAAAAAGAAAAGTTAAAAGAAAGACTGGGATATATAACAAGATTAATTGAAAAAGGTAATATAAATCAAAAAAGCAAAGTTGAGTATGGTAACTTCCATGAAGTTAAGGGTATTACCAGAGATAACGTTATTGTAGATTTAAGTTTAACAAGAGATGAAGACCAATCTGAACAAAGAAGGTTGGGGTATGTTGCCGTTAGCAGAGGCAAACACGATGCATGGATTTTAAAAACACAAACAGGAAAGGAGTTGATAATATGAAGAACACGTACAAGAAACAGATAGGTGGTGACCATTACCGGTCGATGAAGATACAAGCAAGTGAGTTTATAAATAAGAACAATTTGCCATTTGCAGAAGGTAATGCTATAAAATATTTGTGTAGACATAAGTCTAAAGGACAGAGAGAAGATTTATTGAAAGCAATACATTATATTGAAATGGCGATAGATAGAGACTACGGTGACGATACGTCATTACCTCTACCAAATGGTTTTTCTTTGAAGGAGAGTAAGTAATGTGTGTGGTGCCACAGATAAATGAATTAGATTTATCAGGGGTTGATACCGTAGCAGTTGACCTAGAAACTTATGACCCTAATTTAAAAACCAAAGGATCTGGAGCTATAACAGGGGAAGGATATGTTTGTGGTATAGCTGTGGCTACGCATAAACAAACTTTATATTTTCCCATCAATCATGCAATGACTGATAATTTAGACAAAGAAAAAACTTGGTCTAGTCTTAATAAATTAATTTTTCAAAACGAAAAAATAGCCAAAGTATTTCATAACGCCATGTATGACGTATGTTGGATTAGAGCTACCACTGGTTTAATGTTAAAAGGACCAGTTTATGACACTATGATAGCTGCCTCTGTTCTTGATGAAAATAGAATGAGATATTCTTTAGATTCTTTAAGTAAAGATTATTTAGGAGACACTAAGTATAAATGGGATTTAAGAGATAGATCTTTATCTCAATATGGAATTAGTGACCCCATGAGTAACATGAATAAATTACCTTATGTTTTAGTTAAAGACTACGCAGAACAAGACGTAAATTTAACTTTTAAATTATGGAATTTATTTAACAAAAATTTGGACGAAATTATATACAAAGACAAGGATAAAAGTCCAAGAAAAATTTTTAATTTAGAAACAAAATTGTTTCCCTGTTTAGTTGACATGAAGTTTAAAGGAGTTAAAATCGATGTCCAAAAAGCTGAACGATTTGGTAAACGTCTACAAAAACGTAGAGATAATTTAATTAAACTTATTGAAAAAAGAACTGGGATATTAGTTCAAATATGGGCAGCATCTTCAATAAAAAAACTTTTAGATAAACTAGGTGTAAAAGATTATCAAGTAACTCCCAAATCTAAAATGCCTAAGTTACCAAAAGATTATTTAAAAACACACAAAGAAAAACTTTTAAATCATATAGCTAAAGCAAGAGAATGCGATAAGGCTCATGGTGCTTTTGTGGAAGGCTTATTGAGTTTTGTTCACAAAGGTAGAATACACGCAGATATAAACCAGATTAGATCAGATCAAGGTGGTACAGTCACTGGTAGATTTAGTATGTCTAATCCTAATCTACAACAGATACCAGCTAGAGGATACATAGGTAAAAAAATGAGAGAAATTTTTGTGCCAGAAAACGGTTGTGAGTGGGCAAGTTTTGATTACTCTCAACAAGAACCAAGAATAGTAGTTCATTACGCTATAAAATTATTAAAAAATAATCCAGACATAACACAAGAGGATATAAAGAAAAAATATAGAGATAAGTTTAAACAAAAAATAATAAACAGTATTACCAAGATGGAAAAATTTTACAAAGACGATCCTAATGCAGACTTTCATCAACTGGTGGCTGACATGGCTAACATACCAAGAAAACAAGCAAAGACTATAAATTTAGGAATGTTTTATGGCATGGGCAAAATGAAATTGCAGAAAGAATTAAACTTAGAGAAAGAAGAAGCTAGAGAGCTATTTGATAAATATCATGGAGAGGTTCCTTTTGTTAAAAAATTATCTGAAGAACTAATAGAATTTGCAAAGGACAATGAACTACTTTTTACTTTAGGTGACAGATTTTGTAGGTTTAATAAGTGGGAAACCACTAATAAGAAGTGGAATAATAAAATAGGAAGATTTGATCCTGTGCCACTACTAACCAAAGATCAAGCAAAAACTAATTATAAAGCTGAGTTACTAGAGGAGGGGCAAAAAGATGATTCCGAATATGAAAATCTATTATATTATTATGCTCCGGCGTTTACATACAAGGCTTTGAATAGATTGATACAAGGATCAGCTGCAGACATGACAAAGACTGCCATGGTTAATTTATATGAGCAAGGGATTTTACCGCACATACAAATTCATGATGAGTTGTGCATCTCTGTAAAAAATGATATTGAAATTAGTAAGATAAAAAATATTATGGAGTCAGCTCTTCCACTAAAGATAAAAAACAAGGTGACTTGTAAAAAAGGGAACAGTTGGGGG